CTTGCCAGTCAGCACCGGCAGTTCGCCTGATACGCGCCCGTATCGTGTTGAACGCTGCGCCATCCAGCGCCAGGCCATCCGGCGATTGCATGACCGGGTCGTTGGCCGTCGCATCATGCGTCAACACGACGCCCGCAACTGTGTTGGCGGCATTGGCGTTTGGCGTCCATCCGCCCGCATCGTCGTCAAAGTGCCAGACATAGCGGTCACGACCCGGAACACATGACGTGAACTCCGCCGAAATGGAATTGACCTGCACACCCTTGGCCTGCACGGCAATGAGCGTCAGGCCGGTTTGCGTGAACGGGTAGTTATCGAATCTGGTCAGAACCGTTTCGATAACGGTGATGCCGGACTGGTCGTCCTGATTGTTGGCAACCTCAAACGGTGACTGGGTACTGATCGTATCATATGGCCGCAGCTGCCCTCCACTCCAAGTGTAGGTCAACGTCGTCACTTCGCTGTATCTGAACTGCAGCCCGCGCCGGATGCGGATTTCGTACTCGTCTTTTGGAAATGTCAGCGGATCCAGATAGACGACAAATCCGTCATCGGTCAGGCCGACATTGGCGGCATAGAAGTTTGTGGCATTGTCAAAATACGCATCCGGTTTCCACTGAAATGCAAGCGGCGTCGTGCCATAGGCCACGGCTGCCCATTTCGATGCATCGAGCGCACTTATCGGCAACACCGGCGCGGCCTGCCATGCCAATCGGATATGCTGGCGCTTCGATTGGGTGTTGGCATTCGGATCCGAAAACCACATTTCCGGCCCGTTTATCCACGTGTCGGATCCGGCACGGCGAAACTGCAGGGCAATCGGCAGCATCGCCCGGTTACCGGCTTGCGTGACGACCGAACCGGGAAATAACAGTCGCATGTCGACCTGATCAGCAACGCCCTTGGTCTTGTAGGCTTTCCACTTCGGATAGCTGTTTTCCGGGTTGGCCTGATCAATCAGCCAGTCGGTCTGGTTCGTGACCGTCTGCAGTTGCATTTCCGACAGCGTTTCATTGACCGGCTGTTCTACGGCTGACTTGCCGTCGAACAGGGTAATCTGAGTATCGTCCGGCTCGCCGGTCCGGGTTTCGAACGTGATGCCGTCCGCATCCTCGATCGGAGATCCGGAGATCCAGATGTCCGAGATTTCATGCTTGCCAGCCAGGCCAACAAGAGCGTTGGCGACCAGTTCGCCGTTCACCAGTTCCGTATATGGAAACATCAGGTGCGGCGGACTGGCCCGCATGGTGCCCATGACACGCGGCACATAATCCCGGCGTGCCAGCGGATTGCCGGTCACACCGGCAATGGCCTGCACCCGCTGCGCACTCGACGACAGATTGCCAGCAACAGGCGGCGGTGCCAGGGCGTTGACGGCCAGTTGGCCGACAACCGAAAAGCCCAGGGCCAGCGCTTGCGCACCGAATGTGCCGCCTAAAAAACCGGCCCCCAGAAACGGCGCAAGCGCGCCGCCTGAAATCAGCGCCGCACCGGCAATCAACGCAATGACGGCAACGGTCCCGATGATATCCTTTGTATCACCGCCGCCGCCAGCCGGTGCGATGGTCACAGACAGGCTGACGCCATCCTTGACCCGTACACGATCCCACCATGTGCGCGGTATCGGAATGCCACCGACCGCCGCCCGACCGTATTCGAATACAGTCGCGGGCACGGCAGCGACGTGATCCAGCAACTGACTAATCGTCTTGTTCGGCGGCAAGCAGTGGAAATAGCTGGCCGTGACAGACGGTTCCTGTCGAAGTATGAGTGTCGCCACTAGGCACCCTTCCAGCGAAATGTTCTGGTGATCCGGTCGCGGACAGTCGGACACGTCGTCTTGACGACAACGGCCTCGATACCCTTTTCGATGTGCATCAACCGCCCCGGCGCGACCATGATGCCGATATGCGTTTCCGCTGCCCGCGTCACACCGTTGATCGTCGCCCGGCCCAGCATCAGCACACAGTCATACTGGCGCGGATCCTCATGCACGACCTGCCGCCATCCGCCCCCGGCAATCTGGCACCGGATCTCGTCGTTTATGCCCTTGCCGTCATTGGTGGCAATCTCGGCAAAACTGGGCACGTGAATACCGGCCCGTTCGGCCAGCACCAGGCGGACAAGGCCCCAGCAGTCGCAACCGTCATGCGACCGCCCGCGACGCTTGAACGGGATGCCCTGATAGTGCTCTGTCCAGCGCCAGTTCACACCCGATACAGGTTTTGAAACTTGAATTCAGTGATGCGAATGTTCGGAAACGGCTCGCTAAGTGTTTGCCGCAACACAATGTCGCCGGTCACATCAAGTGCCGTGCGCGAAACATTGCGCAGTTGGTAAAAACTCCACCGCTTCAAGATCTCCGAAGGGTCAACCGATGAAACAACGGAAATTCCGATTGTTGCCGGCGTGGTGATCGCGTCGACCAAGTCACCAATCCGGCGATCCACATTGGCGATCCGCACCGTGGCGACCGGCTCGCGTTCATCGTCACCGGGCAGTTCGATCATGAACGGAAACGACTGATAGACCTGCGCATTACTGACAATGGCCGCGCCGGAGTTGTTCACCCGGATCGGCGCGTCGAGCGTGTCGTGGTCGATTTCCAGCAACACAATCAGCGCGTCGCAGGAATACCGGCCCAGGATCGACGCAATGAAGCGTTCCGATACCGTGCCGAAAAACACCTCCGGCGCGTCCAGCACCGGCGCACCGGTCGAAATGTCCAGCGCCGTGACCTCATCGACGTTGACAATTCCCGGCGCATCGACAACCGGCGCACCGGTCGATATATCCAGCGCAACCAGGTTGTGCAGTTGTGAGACAGGTGGCGCATCCACCGTTGGCGCGGCAGTGGAAATGTCCAGCGCAACAAGATTGTGCAGTTGCGTGACAGCAGGTGCGTCAAGAGTCGGCGCACCGGTGACGATATCAACTGCGGTCACCTCAACATCGGCCACAACATCAATGCCGGATTCCGCTATCGGGCCGCTGCCGATCGGGCCAAAACCACTCATGCATCAACCTCTTGAATTATGCCAAATGGGAATGAACACATCTTGCGCAGGCAGAAAACACAGTCGCCCGACAGCCGTGATAACCGGACACCAGCCACGAGCCTGATGTGACGCTTACTGTGACCTGTTCGGATGTCTTCAGAAACAACATTGCATTGCCTCAATTAATTGCCCATTTTCATGCAGTTGGTTGATTATTGATACCACCAGTGAAGGGTTCCTGCGTTGAAGGTTCCGACAGACGCTATAAATTCAAACTGTGTTAATTCGGCTGTTATTGTTTTTATGCCGTAAGAATAATATATCCCCGCTTGGTCAGCATTATGAAATGTCGATTTGATTTCCCACTCATCATCGGTATTACTTATTTTAAATAATTCTACCGTTCCATTGAACCAAGTATCTTGGTCATCAATATCTGCACCTCCCGTAACCTGTTGATCAGTTCCATCAACAGCATGAACAGTAGATGTCGTAGTAGAGATGCGTCGAAATACTGACTGATCATAAGTAGCATCACTTTCGATGCCTCCGGAATCTCCAATTCGGAAATCCACATGAGAATTATCGTTATTAGTAGACATACGTGAAACGGTTATTTTGATTTGGCGTGCTCCAGCAGGAACCCCGGTAGCACCCCATGTACCTGTACCAGTGAAACCAACTGCTCCGCCATGCGTCCAGCCACCACCACCACCGCCAGCCAATGCGGCTATAGCCTGCGCCACGCGTAATGCAGTCCATCGACGAACTGTTGTAGCGACCCCCGCTTCAGCCTCGGCCTGACTGATTATGGAGATTTCCGCATTGTAGGCGGTTTGGATTTCTGCATTGGTTTGGAAAACGTCAGTATAATCAGCTTTGTGCCAGTTGGCCGCAAAGGTTGTGGTGCTGGCATTGTCTGCAATTGCAATGATCCGGTCAGAGACCGCAAAGTCAACACCATCAACGGTGCCTGCAACCGACACAATGTAACTGTCGCCTGCCTGTGCGAGCCCCGCGCCCGGAAAAGCCCCGCTGGACGCATCCCACGCGCCTTGAAGAACAATGGCTGCATCAAGTTGATTGACCCGCGTTTCGATGGCATCCAGGTCAACAGGTTGCGTCACAGCAATGTGACCGAGTTTGGTTTCCTGAGCGGTCAGAAAACTGGCAGTTGTTGCATCCAGAATTGCCCGGTTTGTATGCTGAATATCAGCCGCGCTGTCTGTGCCGAATACAATTGCCGAACCTGTAAGGTTGATAGCCAGGCCGCCGTTGGTGCTCTGGTAGATGGTGGTGCGCACCAGCGCAGTACCCGCCGCTACATAGGTTCCCAGCCCAAGCTCCCAATCATTTCCCTGCCGCGCCACATAGACAGTCGTGTCACCGTCCACCATCCCGGCTGCGGCAAAAGTCTGAAAACCAGGCAGTGCAGCACCAAGCGTGATATCTAGAGTGCCCACGGTCGCGGTGCTGACCCATGCGCGGTCAAGTAGCTTAAAGGCCATCCGAGCGCCCCCTAAACCGCATCAGGAATGCCGACATTGAATGCAGGCAAGGCGAACCCGTTCCCGGTGGTCAGCACCTGGGTGTCGACGAGAGGACCGGCAGCTAGGATTTCGTTGCTGGTTTCATCGACAATGGCATAATGGCTTGCCGTGCCGTCGCCGGTCACGGCACCAACGGTGATCGCGGCAACCGGTGCGCGGCGACCGCCGCCGGTGCGATCAACCAATGCCCCGATGCTGATCCCGGCCTTGTTGGCAAGCGTAGCGGCAGCAAGACCGGCATAGTCACTGATCTGCGAAGTCGTAAGGTGCAGGTCTTCGCCATTGAGGCGCAGATAGTCCAGTCCAAAATCAAGCACATTGTCTGACAGGAATGCCATCAATCAGGTTCCTTTTGAAATGTTGGTTAGTTCAGTAATCCCGGCGCAAGGCACACCCGACGATGTAAGCCCCGGACCGGTCACCCTGTGTCTGCGGCGCGGCTTCCCACGACCATGTTTCAGTCGCACCGGTGACCGGGTTCACCCACTCAAACGGAATTGCGCCTTCGCAACTGGTCACTTCAAAGAACGTCATCAGCGTTGCCAGTTGCGGCGTGGTCAGCATGAGTGCAAACGAGGCTTTGAGTGTCGCCACCAGCCCGCGCCGCCTTGTAAGCGGCGGGCCAACGTCAGGTGTAAACACCATAAGGTTTGACTGCCGTTGTTCCTGCCATGTGCCGTTAAGCGGCTTTTGCGGAAAGTCGTTTTCTGTTGGCCATACCGGCATGGGTTACCTCGACGCCACAAGCGGCTTGATACCGAACGCCTGTCCCTGCTTTCGCAAGGCACCCGGCACCTGTGCAGCGACAGCATCGCGCAGGTAGATCCGCTGAAATTGCCCGTCCGCGCTTTGCTCGCCAACCTCGGCCTGCACCTGCTGGCTGGACTGGTTGACAACTTCGACTTTCAGGGCGCCGCCGCCGCGCGACATTGGGGTGACCGTGGCCGGCCCGGAGATCATCTCCGGCCCGGCTTCACCGGCAATGCCAAATTGCCCAGCCGGTATGCGTCCGCCCTGTGCAAAGAACCCGGCGAACCCGGACGGCACAATGTTTGTCGGTCCGCCGCCGATGGATCCGAGCGCCCCTGACAGCAGACTGTTGAACAGATTGTCGGCAAGCAGGGATCCAAACCGGTCAAGCGTCTGGTCCAGCACATCATTGAGACTTTGAGTACCGCGTATCACCCCGAACAGACTGGATCCGATACCAGACAGACCCTGCTGCAAAGTGTCCTGCCAGGTTTCGGTTTTTTGGACCGTCAGATCAAAGTCGGCATTCAGGCTTTTGATTTCAGACGCCAGCCCGCCGACCTGCGACCGGTCCGGCCTGTTTTGCGGTATCGGCGGAACCGTGCGGTTCGCAGATGCGGCTACGAGACCAGGCGGGCGGTTGCGCAGAACCGGCACATTGCTGGCAGTGTTGATTCCGGCGATTTCATCAGCATGCTCAAGACCCTGTCGCGACGCCGAAAACTGTCGCAGTGCAAGTTTGCCCTGTTTGACCACACTGCCAAGCGGGTTCAGCGGATTGACCGGCAGCGATTGCATGAAATCCCAAAACTTTTTGACTTCCGTGAACGCACCTCCGTACTCACTGGACAGGTCACTCACAGCGTCAATCAGCTCTCTGGTCTCTTTCGCCGTGCTGCCAAGGCTGCTCGCCAGTGCTGTCAGTACAGGAGCGAGCTCAACCAGTATGGACTTGAACTGCGTGTCCAGGACCTGCGTCGCCAGGCCAAATTCGTTCTGCATTTTTTCTGCGCGGGTCAATAGATCATCTTCAAAGATCAGACCCATTTCCTGCGCCTTGCGGGCCGTCTCGTCGAATACCTTGCTGCCCTGCGACAGGATCCGCGTCATGTCCACACCGGCACGGCTGAACAGCGCTGACGCTACACCGGCCCGCTGTGCCGCCGTGTCATAGGTCGCCATGCGATCGGCGACGATGCGCAAGCCCTCTTCCTGCGATGTGGCGGACTGCAGCATGCGCGCCAGTTCGGCGTCCAGCTTCGCAAGCGACGTGACGAGTGGCCCGGTGCCGCCCTGCAGCTCGCCCATGCGCTTGACGAATGCGGTCAGTGAACTGTCGACCAGACCTTGCGAAATGCTGGCTTCGTTCGCAGCCACCTGCAGGGTCTGGTAGAACCCGGCGGCAAGGCCGGATGTGCGCGCCCGCTTGGCGATGCCGTCCAGCTTCTCGATCGCCTCTCCGGCAGCAGCGAACGGATTGCCGACACCAGCCAGCAAACCGCCAGCCAGGCCACCAACAAGACCGGCCTTGAGGCTTGTTGCCAGACCGGCAAACTTGCCCTTCACGTGGCTGACCGACCGGTCCGCGTCCTGCCGTAGCTGGCGCAGGCCGGTGCCGTCATGATCGCCACGAATTCTATAGCGGATCTCTTTGGCCATCACTTGCCCTTGGATGTTTTCAGAAGGTTTTCCTTGGCGGTGAAATACGCTCGCCACTCAAGGATCTCGTCGAGATCGGTTTCGGATTCCAGACGGGCAACCGTCATGTGCAGGCGTTCTGCAAGGTGAAAGACGTGAAACCTGTGCCCGTCTGCTTTTAGTTTTTTATCTGATCCTGCAGGCTGATCAGGGTGCGTTGCGCCGCAACCAACTGGTTGCCAAGACGCATAAGCACATCGCCGTCCGCATGCTCCAGAAGCTCCAGGTTGGCACCTTGCTCAAACATTGCGGTGCCGTCTGCATTGAGCGCGGTTTTCTCGATGATCAGGGCGGCGAATTTCAACTCGTCGAAAAAGTTCATTTCGGTGTTGGTCGCGAGCGTCTTGCACGTGCGATAGGTCCCTGCCTTGATACCCTTGGCATAGACCGCAAACGGTTCCGCCTGATCTTCGGTCCATTCCGGCACGATGATGGTTTTCAGCTTGTCGGCGTGGCGCTTGGCAATGGCCAGGGCGTTTAGCTTACCGGTCATGGTACAAGATCCTCAGTCACCGCGCCCTGGAACAAGAACGGGAACGACACACTGACCACGTCCGCCATGTTCTGCGCCCGCGACCGATTCTGCACCAGTATGGTGCCGGAAATTCGCGGCTTGCCGGATGCGTTGCCGTCCGGATAGAACACGGCGGCAAGTTCAGTGTTTGGCTGCAAAACCGCCTGACCGTTTGTGTCAGCGGAATCGTAGTGGCAGGACAGCTCGCCGGAATTGGCCTCCGGCCCGCCGGTCTGGTAACTGTGCGCCGCCGCTCCCATGGCGGTCTTTTGTGGATAGTCGACGTTGCCAAGTTCCAGGCTGAAACTTGTCACTTCCGCAACTGCATTGGTGGCGATATGAACGACACCGGCGTTGCCGTGAATGGTGGTCATGGTCAGATCTCCTTAGAGCGTGGTTGAAGCATCCGCAGCCGCCGTTATGTAGTGGGCCACGAATTCCATGGTTACCGTGCCGATCGGCTTTTCACCTTCGCCGATAAGCTCGATTTCGGTTGTGTTCAGAAAAAATTCTATGGTCAGCCCGCCAAGCGTCGGATCCGGGCCAATGGTCTTTTCGACCAGGGCGGCGAGCGTGTCCGCTTCATCGTCGAAGCCGTCCGACTTAGCGACAGCACCGACAATCTGGACTGTAAGTTCACGCCGCAACGTCCCGCCGTTCGGCCCCATGGCGTGACGCTCAGAGGTTTCCTCGACCGTGTAGACCAGCAGAGTGTCCGGCTTGATCGAATGTACCCGGCTTGGATAGACCGTCTGTGTGATTTCAGGCGCGTTTGTAAGCGCCAGCGCGACGGCGTCGCGTATCAGCGTTCTGGCATGGATGTTCATGGCAGGGTCAACCTCATCAATGCCATGCCGGTGCCATCGTCTTCAATCTCTCCGGCGCGCCTGTAATCGTAGGCCACGCCGTCAAGTGTGAACTGGATCTGGTCGCCTTCCGCACCAGCAGCCGGCAAGTCAGCAGACCGCATGGTGATCTGCGGTGTGCGGCTGGCAATTTCGGCAAACTCGCCACCGCCAAGTCCTTCATAGGCATTTTCAAAAATCGCGTTGAACGTCGACACGGCAAGCGCCTGCGTTGTGTAGGTAACTGCCACGCCGTGTTCTTCATCATCGAGAAACACGGCGCGGTCTTCGTCGTCTTCAACCGGCATCGGATTGGTCGCCTTTTGAGGTGCGGGTCTGCTTGGCGTCTATGGCCTTGCCCTGCCGGATCAACGCCATGGCCTCGCCGTCGACCAGGTCAACCGGCTTGCCGCCAGCGCGAAGCTGACGGCCTGCCGCATTGCAGTCTGAAAGGATGATCACCTTCATGATCAGCCGACCAGTGCGGATGAATTTTCGGTGTTGAGGCCGGTTGCGCCGTCGCCATTGTCGCCGTCATTGTCGGCGTCATTGTCGGAGTCTTTGCCTTTGGCATTGGCCTTGACCGCGACGGCCTTGCCCATGGTGATCAGCTTTTTTGCGGCACCATCCGGCAGGTCATACGTCTTTTTGACTTGAAGGCTTTTGCCTTCGGCACGGGTTGGCCGTGTGATTTTAACTTTCATGTCACTTGCTCCTGTTTACTGCACCACGATCATTCGCAGTGGAAACGGGCGGTCACCGCTGACCGCCCGGAATTCATGCTTGCAAGTTTCGGATTAGGTCGTGACCGTGTCCTGTTTGGCCGCGAAGCTCTGTGCCCGGCGCACAGCAACATCGACCGACTGGAACACGTGAACCTTGACGCGGCCTTTCTGGCTGTTGGTGTATGGATCCACCAGAATGTCCAGAACGCCCCATTCACCAATGATCAGGTCACGCCAGTTGCCGTAAATCATGGCTGACAGGGTTGCACCGGATGCACCCTTGACCAGATTTGACGGCACCTGATTTGAAACCGATCCACGCTGGCCGGCAACCGACACCATGCCGTCCGGTCCGGGCAGATTGTCCAGAATGAACTTGGCGGTGTTGGCCGCTTTTTCGGTCGTTGCCAGCGTCGCGATCGTTGTCGCGTTGAGCATCCAGCCGGTTGCGCCGAAATCGGCATTGTCGATGGCGACTTCACGCCACACATTGACAATGTCCGCCCATGTAGGCGCGCTGCCGTTGGCCCCACCGGCCACGTCCCCGATACCTACGGTATTGAGAATGCCGGTTGGCTGACCAGCCGCACCGGAGCCGTTGATAGCAGCCTGGTCGATCGCAAGACCAATCGACATGGCCAGGTCACCGCGCACAAGCTGTTCAACTGACGGATCAGACTGCAACAACAGTTGGCGGGTCATTTCGGTAAACGCGGCCACAGTCCGTGGCTGCATTGGAACAAGGCCGAATGTCTGGTTGGTCTCCGGCGCGTCGCCATCCTCAGCCGATATCCATGTGGCCACACCCGCACCGGTCTGCGCCGGTATCTGGACGTTGCCACGCAATCCGGAGATAACCTGCGCACCCATCTGGCGAACCCGCATGGCATTGCGCAGAATGTCGATAAACGACGCGGCCATGTGATCAGTGCCGACCAGGTTGCCACCGGCAGCGGCCACGCCGACACTCAGGTCACGTTGTGCCCGCATCTGCTGCAACATCCGCACAACGTCCTCGCCCATGCTCATTGACTGGCGTTGAATATCGGTTGGCACATAGAAACCCTTCGGCCCTTCACCGCCGATGCGCTCGGCAATTTCACGGGAACATTCAGCCTCGAACTCCGCACCTTTCCAGCTCCCTGATGCAGCAGCGTTGATCGCCCGCAGCAGTGAATAGGTGCGCGTGTCGCCGGTCGACAGATCCAGATCGCCCGGCCCGTTGTCGATCGGCGCGGCTTCACCGATATTGTCCAGAACGACACCCCGGAAAGCCTCGATCGAAGTTCCCTTGCGGACAGCCTCGTTTGCTTCCTTGGACATCTTGTGCCGAGTGCCAAGCGCCATGATTTCACTGATGCGCTCGCGTTCCTGTTTCTGCACGTCTGCGCGAAACGCGTCAGTGTCAACAGGTTGTGGTGTTGGCGCAGGTGAAGGGCTCGGCGTAGGTGCCAGATCTCCACTGCGGTTGGTGTCTTTAATAGGTGGCATTTCTCTGCCCTCCTGTGTGAGTGTTTCAAAAATTGCTGGTAGATCGTTTTCGCCAGCCCGCCCGACACCGACTGTCTGGTCGGCAGGTACGGAAACGAAACTGACCTCTGAAGGCTCCCAATCATCGACCCGGAAGTTTTCATTTTCCTCGTCGATTTCCTCGCGTACCGCGTGGTGGATGCGATATCCGACTGAAATGTTGGCGCGAACGCCGTCCCTCACGTCTTGCAAGATCTCATCGGACCGCGCGCCTTTTCCAAAACGCACTGTTGCGCGACCGACACGGTCGTTACCAATGTTCGCTTGCGTGATGACACCAATCTGGTCACGGCTGTTATGGTCCATGAGCAAGGGTGCGGTGCCGTTCTTGAACCAATCCATGCGGACACTGCCCGGCTTGTGGTCAAGAATCTCATTGCCAAACCACCGTTCAACCGGTTGTTCGGAGCTAAAGGCCAAGGCGACTGTACGGTCGTCGTCGTCGCCGTCTGCTCGGCCTATTGTTTCGATTGTCGCGCTTCGGTAGAGCGGCGGCAGGGAATGGGTTTCAGTCTTTTTTGCCTTTGGCATTGTCGTTGTCCTCATCGTCTGGTTCTGGTGGTGACGGCGCGAACATGACCGCGCCAAATGTAAGGCCCGACTGCTCAAGCAGTTCTTTTTCCCGCAGCAATTCAGCTACTACGTCCTCGAAACTCCGGCCCTGCTTGGACAAGATTTCCGACCGTGTGGTCAGGCCCTGATTGAGTGCTGCAATACCGGCATTGACATCCTTGAGCGGGTCAACCCAGCTCCAGCCACGCGGCATGAATTTTGGTGCGTTGAACTTGTCGAACTTCGACATAGGCAAATTGACTTGACCGGTCGTGATTGCCATTTCCAGCCAAGCCTCAAAAACCGGCGTCATCAGGTGTGTGATCACCCATTGCTGTAAGACCCGATACCCCTCGCGCTCTGTCAGAACGCCTTGGCGGATGGATGAAAAATTGACACCCTCCAAGTCGCCGGAAAATGTCGGATAGGACATGCTGACAGACGTGGCCACGCCGCGCAGCATTGCCTTGATAAATGCCCCAAACGCGGTGTTCGGGTGCTGCGGATCCCACGGTTTGAACGTGACACCATGCGGTAGCGTTTCGAACTGGCCAGGCTTCGCTTCCGTGATCAGGGTGACATTGCCGTCGTCATCTTCTTCTTGATCGTCTGCGAGATCTCCGGCGTTACCTTCGGGATCCTCAAAGAATCCCATCTTTGAAGCCGCGACACGTGAAGCAACCAACTCGGCTTCCTCATAGCCGCCCAGCATATGCAACCGCATCATGGCCGAGACCATCCACGGCAGGCCGCGCGACTGGCCCGGACGTTCTTCTATGAAGGCATGCAGGCAATCGCTCGCTGCGACCCGATCCTTATCAAACCGCGAGCGGAATGCGTGTGTGTCACCGGGATGTGATTTCCACAGGTGATAGGCAATCGGGCGATTCCACGAATTCGTTTCAACGCCCATCTTGACCCGATTGCCGTCGCCCATCGTCCGGAAATCGTCCTCGTCCAGATGGTCTGCTTCAAGCAACTGCAGCGCAAAACCGAATTCATTTTTCGCGGACTTGCCGCGCACCATGCGCACCAACACTTCGCCATCGCGCGCAACAGACCTGACAAACAGTTTCTGCAGATCCTTGTATGACGCCCGGCCGTCCATCGTGCAGATGCCCTTTTTCATCCACCGTTTGAATGCCGCCTCGATCTGATCGTTGGCTATTTTGTCGAGCTTGCCATCGGTATTCTTGACCTGCATTTGAAGACCGATGCCGTCCGGACCGATGACGTTGCTGCCTATCTGCTGATAGAACCCGCGCACATAGTCATCGTTACGATCGAGTTGCCGGGACCGGAACCGCAACGGCTTCAAAGCCTGCCGCAGCTCGGAGTCCGAATTGAGCGCGGACATGACCCAGTCAGCCGTCAACCTCGACTGCTTCGCCGACTTGTATGCTGCCTGAAATGACGTTGAGCTGTTGCCTGCGACCGAGCGCGCTACTGGCGCGGGCACAGCACCCGTCGATCCACGGTTTCTAATCCGTGGGATAAAGCTGTTTGGAGCCATTATCAGAACCTGACGTTGATCGTGCTGGATGATGATCTGCCGGACTTGCGCCGCTCGGCGGCTTCCTCACCACGGACCTTTGCGGCATAGTGATTTTTCAGTGCGAGCAAGTCGGCCAGCGATGTGCGCGACAGCGATCGGCCATTGATCGAGTATGATTCCTGATCCTTGGTCGCCCGCTTTTCAATCACGGCCTCGATCGCCTCTAGCGTCTTGCGGGCATGACTGCGCGTGTCGATGACAGTTGCGTTTGCAAAGTCCTGCTCAACCGTCAGAGATCCACAACCGACCTCTTGCCGGTCACCGGTCTGAGTGACATAAGCCCGCCAACTGTAGATGCCAGGCGTGTAAGCCGCCGTGGTTGCAGGGTCAACATCAACGGCAAAATCGACGCCGTCAGCAGTGGCCACAATGCTGAATTGAGCGGTTGCCGACTTGAAAAAATAGGTCAGCGTCCAAGTCCCTGCCGGATAATCGGTCAGGTCTTCGCGCCGCCATTGCCAGCGGTCGCCGGCTGGCAATTCAACCGGCTCAAGCGTCGGGATCTCGGTCATGGAAAACTACCAGGTGTTGACGAAACCGCCGCCAGATGAGCGCGGCGATTTGGTACGTTTCTTTTTCTTCGATGTGCTTGCGGGCTTGTCACCGGCAGGCAGGTGGACGTCCTCCAGATCCAGTTGCGGATCTTCTGGCGGCGTGTTGCGCTTGGCCTCCAGCGCATCCCATCGACTATCGGGCAATGTCCGCAGTCCAAGTTTGATCGCTGCGGCTTCGGCCTGCAGCATCGTGTCGAGCATTTCGTTTGCTTGGTTGGCGTCCTTTTCCCACTTGTAGGCAATGAACCCGTCACGCCTCTTGTGCGGTACGCGATGCTCGGCGGTGAGTTGCTGGAAATAGTCATCTTCCAGCCCGGTCGGAAAAGCGATGTAACCGTACTCGTCCGGATCATCTTTCTTGACGTTTCGATACAACGCCATTTTCAGAACAGACGTTGCGAAGTTGAAAAACCGCCGCGAATATTTCAGGCGCTTGCCGGTCTTCGGGTTGATCTCCCGGCTGACCCGCTGGATCAATGCGGCGTTCTCGTAAGGCACACCGCGCAGCATGATTACCCTGCTTGCTGGATGGCGCTTTGCCCAATCCCAAACGTCCTCAGTCCATGCGTTGCCGTCGATGCCGGTCAGATCAGGCCGGAGATCTCGCCCCGCTTCGTTGCGCCAGGTCGTGTTGACCAGCAGATCGAGCGCCTTGCGGGTTTCCTTCTCCGAAATGTGACCGTCGACAATCCCATGATCGACGACAGCACGCCTGCCCGACCTGCCCCAACCAACAAGCTGCCATTCGACACGGTTGATCTGGCAGTCAATGCCCAACGTCGGAACAAGCGCCCACGCTGGAATGATCCCGCGCCGATATCCGGATAGATCGGCCCGCGCCTTGATATCTTCCCACGGCGGCGCATCGCCCTTGACTTCCCATGCCC